GTTGTGAATAGCGATACGAAAATCACCAGCTATCTGACGTGTTGACCTTGCTCCAGACTTGTAAATAGCATCTACGGGCGCAAACTCTGTAGCGTAAAAATCAGCCACTAAGTCCCAGCACGGAAGCACCGAGTATTGACGTGTTAAGTATTTTTGTATCAATTAAACGCTCTCAACATTGGAATATTCTTAGGCGTGTAAATCTCGCCTGTGCGCGTCATATTCAACCGAGGGGAAACGACTGAAATACTCGCCGCGCCTTTTTGGTAGCTAATCGTCTCAATTTGAAGCCGTGCACTGATTTCAGGAATGGTCAAATCGTCACTCAAAAACACACGGTAGGTAACAGCTACTTTTTCAAGCGTATCAACTGGCACACGCTCCATTTGCTCGCGAAAAATGTCGCTAATGTCAACGGTATCCAAACGAATCTCAAACTTTTGGTCTAGGTTGCCCTCGATACCCGCCAGCTTTACTTCAAAGTTACACGGCTGCATATTCTTAACGACACCTAGCACGCTAGTATTTCCCGTGTATGGCTCGCGCCATAGATGGAACACTTGCGACATGGCGCTGTGCGATATTTCCAGCGTCTCGATTTGATGCTTTGTTGCGGGTGCGCTTGCGAAAAATACCTTTAGCTTTGCATCAATGTCTAAACTCATATGCCTGCCATCACGTTTGAGTCAATATTGGCAAACTTGTACAAATAATTGAAAAGTTTATTGGTTGAATCGCCATAAATGTTGTAAATATCAACGATAGTTACAGCATCAGAATTCGACATTTCATAGACTGAGTTTTCGGCTTTCACTGCGAATGAAATAACCATAACATCTCCCCCAGCGTGCGTAATGTTTTGGCTGTTTGGAATGATGTTGCAAACGTGTTGCATTACACCGCCGCCGCTGTTTAGCTGCATGTAAAAAGGATACGCGCCCTTTTTAATAACGTGGTGATAAAACGCAGTCCAAACTGATAATTGAATTGAGTTAACCAATATCGTGATTGAAAAGGCGTGTACACCACGGGCATAGTCCAAGGCATAGCGCGAGAAACCGCCCGATACCTCGGTTTCCATAACGCCACCCATATCACCGATAGAGTAGCCTTCTGCTATTGGCTTTAAGCCATTTGGGATTGCTGCAATAGGCATTAACGATTCCTTTGCACTGCGTAGTTACGGGATATGCCACGGCTTGCACGGCTGTTTGGGTCTGAGAATTGACCCGCCATTGTCTCTACCGCTTCCTGAATAATCAAAGCACGTTCACCGCTTGGCATACGTTGCTCGACTACTTTGCCTATTTTCGCGCTTGTGTTGTTGACGATTGTAATGCCGCCATTGCCACCGTTTAGCTTGCTATTAGGAGTGACTACACCGCTTTGATCACCCATCATCAAAAAGTCTTGACCTTTGACTGACAGCATCTCTGGGCCACGTTCATTCACTCGATACATGCCACCAGAATCAACCGAGCCGCCAGATGCTTTACCGCCAGATACTTGAGCAATAGCTGTTCCAGCAACAATGCCAGCGCTTGCGTAACCAGTGGCTCTAATAATCGAAGCCATAGGAATTCCAAAAATACCAGCTTGAGCGCCAGCCTTGGCTGCTGCAACTTCTGTATTTATGATAATTTCAGCAACTGCAATAGCTTTATTTGCCAAAAAAACAGCCTTTCCTAAAGCTGTTTGTTCTTTGCCAGACTGTTTTAATAACGAATAGATTTGATCGCCAACAGATTGAATTTGAGATAATGATTGAATATCATTAGCAGATTGCATATCAAATAATGCTTGCAAATGACGTTTTCGCTCTTCTTCAATAAGTGTGTTTCTATCAACCTCATTCTGAAAAATAGCCTCATTTAGCTTTTTGGTATTTTCAGCGTTACGCTCGATTTCAAGCTGTTTCGGGTCTTTAAGTGACTGTGCAAAATTAGCAGCGAATCCAGTAGCTTGCAACTGAGACTTAGACGTTACGCCAGCGCGAGCTGTTGCCGCCGCCGCCTCAGCTTTTGCTTTTTGCTCTAACTTAGTCGCATTGTCAAAACCTTCATTTTTATCAATCGCATCTAATTGCTTTTGCAAGTCTAGTTTGATTTTGTAGTATTCAATCTCTTTTTCGCGTGCCGCCTCTGTTTGACCCGCTAGCGACAATTGAAACAACGTGTAGGTGTTTTCAGTATCAATTGCCTTTGAGTATTCAGTAACGGCCAACAATCCTTGTTCACGGGCTTTACTAAGCGCAACCTCTGACAGCCTTACTTCTTCTTTAAATTTTTCTTGTTCGGCAAAATTGAACTGCGCCGCCTTTACGCTAGCTGCATTCTTTTCAATCTGTGCAAGCTTTTCAGTAGCCGTGCCAGTTTGCTTTAATAGCTCGATGCTTTCAGCTTGGCTGATTTTCTTTGTTTTTAACGCGAATGTGATTTTTTGAATTTCATCTAATCGGAATTTCTCAGAGGCTGATAGCTTGCTGCCGTTGTCTAGTTCTTGCTGTGTTTGCGCATTAACCTTTGAGATAGCCTCGGACATGCGGGTGTATTCGCTGATTTTTGCAGCAGCACCTTTGCCGTCTTTTTTCTCAGCTTCGCCTTTTAACGTAGTGAATCCAGTAGTGCCGCCCGTGCTGTAACCATCGTAAGTTGACTTAACCGCATTCTTTGCTTTCAATGCCGTTTTAGATGCATTTTCAAGGCTTGCATTTAACTTGCCAATAGCAGAATCACCGCGAGAAAATGAATCAACGATGCTATCGCCATATTTTCCGCCAGCGCCTGCGAAGTTTCCAATATTTGCGGCTGTTTGTCTCAGTGTTGACGCTAAACCTTCATTACCAATTGCGGATTGTAGGCTTGCTATGCCTTCTATAACCAGACGGATAGGCGTTAGCATTGCCTTCAAAATAATCCCGCCTATAGACGCGAATACACCTCCTAAAAACGTCACGCCATCAGTTAACCCAGCAATCAATATACGAACTGACTCAATCGTGGCTTTAAATGCGCCTGATTGAATGCCAAGCTCGACCAATGCGCCAAGTACAGATGCAAATGCTTTCCCTAGTTCGTATGTTTCACTTACAAACGCTTTTGCAGTTTCGTAAATATCACGTATACCATCCTTGTTTGCATCAATCCATCCTTGCACAGACTGAAATGCAGACGACAATTCAGTTTTAATTGTTGGGATTAATAGACGAACTTCCTCAGCAACGCCAGCAAGTCCGAGCGTCAATCCGCTAGAGCTATTGATGTCATTAATAGCAACTGAAATATCATTTTTCAATCGCGTCATTGCACCGCCGACTGTATCGGGGATATTCTTCGCTTCTTCCTTTAGCTTGCCAAGCGACTTAATCAAAGCATTACCAACTACGTCAGCCGTTAGCTTTCCCTCAGTACTCATTTCTTTGAGCTTGCCAGTTGGTACATTTAAACCTTCTGCCAATGCTTTCATGAATCGTGGTGAGGCTTCTGCCATGCTCCTAAATTCATCGCCGCTTAGTTTCCCGCTTGCCATCGCCTGTGCGAATTGGAGTGTTGCAGAACTAGCCTCTTGAGCACTAGCACCGCCAACACGCATGCTTGTGGCGAATGCGTCAACGATAGCTGCAACCTCTTGCGTGCCGCCTCCCAGTGCTTTAATCGGGTCTGCTAGTTTTGTGTAAAGCTGTGCAGTCTCACGTAAACCGACATTGTTAGCTTGTGCGATTCTGTAAATGTCACCCTGTGCACGGGAAAACTCAAGCGCAGTGCTAGTAGCTATTTTTAGACGTGCGTCCATGAGCGCCATCGCATCAGCAGCTTGGACAAATTCACGCGCTAGAACGCCTAAACCTAATGCGCCAATAGCAACCTTTAGAGCGCCAAACCCGCCTGATAATTTTCCAGATGTATCGTTTAGACGACCTAGTTCTTTTTCAGACTTAGCACCAGCAACAGTCAATCTATCCAAATCAGACGCGCCAGTTTTCGCTTGGCTACTGTCTATTTTTATTCCAAGCGAGGCAAAGTCCATTATTTTTTTCTCATTTCTTGAAGCGCTGCACTTTCCATGATTCGCAAATCACTGAAAATGTCACTCCAAAGTTTTTTATTGGTGTTCGTCAATCGGAGCACGGGTTCTATAGCCTGATAATTCAGCCCTGATGCACCGTTATCCGTCACTATCCATTGTGTAGATAGCGCGATAAAAGTGTTTACAGATACTTGGTTATCAGGCCATATTTCAACGGGTGGGCTGCTCACCTCGTCAACCGTTAAGCCCATTGCTTGCGCTTGGACTTTAAGCTCTTTTTTGCTTAGGCTCTTTGCATACAGAGCCCTAGCAGCCTGCTCTAGTTTTTTTCTCGCGCCTTGTAGAGTTCGCTTACGTAAGACTCTAGGATAGCAGCGCCAGCCGACATGTAGTTTTCTAAAAAGACCGCTACATTCTCAGCATTCAATGGTTCGTCAAGTTCCCATGTAGTCACCATCTCCAAAATAATGTCCTCTTCCTTTTTATCGGTCAGTGCCTTTAAAAAGATGTCTAGGTCTTTTTTGGTTCGATGCTTAAATGTGAAGTCAACTTCCACAGCAGCAGCCCCAGCCACGGGGATTTTTACTTTTGCCTTGAATAAAGGCGCGGCGGTAATGGATAACTTAGCCATTAGTAGCGTACTGGGTCAGCTTGCAACAACAACACGGCTTCAGCGCTTACCAGTTCGTCGGTAGATACCGCTGGTGACTTGTTAAACGCAACCAAAGCGTTGTAGCAAATCACGCCACCAGTAGGCAATACCAACTGCACAGCACGGCGCGCGCGGTCATCATTAGCAGCGGTCAAAATCACTTGACCAGCGGTTGTAATGTCGTCAGCCAATGTCAGCGTCAAACGTGAAGCAGAACGACCGAGGAACAACTCTTTTTCAGCGTCATCTTCTAGGAACTGAAAGTTCTTTGTTTTAGCTTCGCCACCGCTGTACTTCAATTCCATCACTTGCGAGATTTGAGTAAGCGCGTTTGCTTTGCGGATAGAGCCTACGCCCATGCCAGCAGGGAACGTGACAACCGAAGTCGTATCAATACCACCCAGCGTAACGGTAGTGCCAGTTTCGGCGGTAACTTTGAAAACGCGGTTAGATGCGCGTGACCATCCTGATGTCCATTCGACATAATCGCCAACCACCAAAGTATTGGTGACTGTCAATACAGGACTTGCCGCATTGGTTGCGACGGTAACGGGTAGGGCAGAACCGTAACCCGTGGAAATGTTCAATACTGAACCGTTTGCGACTTGATAACTCATGATGAGCCTTTCATTTTGGGAAATAAAAAAGCCTCAATTAAGAGGCCATGGTGAAACGCCCAAAAGGG